TTTGATGGAGTAACAGATATTTCAAATGCAAATGGATTTACAATTACAGTTGGAAAAATAGATTCCTCTGGTATTATAACTGACACTACAAATTATTTTCATTTTGAAAGTGTTGATACAGCAACAATAGGAGGGGTATCAGGTGGCGGGGCGGAATGTTCTGCAGGACCAGTAACTTTACAGGCTTAATATGACATATTCAGAATTAGTTACAAAGATTAGAGATTATACAGAGGTAGATTCAAACGTATTAAGTTCAACTATTGTTAATGGATTTATTGAAAATGCAGAATTTAGAATATTAAGAGATGTAGATTCTGATAATAATAGAAAATACGATACTTCTACTTTTGTAGTAAGTCAAAAATATTTAAATACTCCAGCTAATTTATTAGTTATTAGATCTGCAGAAGTTATTAATGGGGGAACAAGATCATTTTTAGACGTTAGAGATATGAGTTTTATAGATGAATATAATTCAACGGGTGCAACAGGTGTTCCTAAATATTATGCAAATTGGAACGAAAATACTATACAATTTGCACCTATTCCAGATCAAACTTACACAATTCAATTAAATTATATCTTGAAACCTGTTGGATTATCATCTAGTAATACGACTACATATTTAAGTCAGCAATTTCCCAATGGCTTATTATATGCTTGCCTAGTTGAGGCTTATGGATTTTTAAAGGGTCCAACAGATATGTTGCAATACTATGAAAATAGGTATAAACAAGCTATCGAAGGATTCTCATTAGAACAAATGGGAAGAAGACGAACTGATGAGTTTCTTGACGGAGAACCTCGTATTGTTCGAAAACCACAATAGGAGAAACAAGTATGGCTATTACACAAGCGTTACCCAATAGTTTTAAAAAACAACTATTAGATGGAGATCAAGATTTTTCATCAGCGGGTGGTGATAAATTTAAATTATCTCTTTATGTATCAACTGCTACACTAGGTGCTTCAACAACTTCATACACAACAAGTGGAGAAGTTTCTGCATCAGGAGATTATGTTGCTGGTGGTAAAGCATTAGTAAACACAGGAACATCAGTTGTATCAACAGTTGCATTCACAGATTTTTCTGATCTATCATTTACAGGTGTAACAATAACTGCAAGAGGAGCATTAATTTATAATACTTCTTTTTCAAATGCTGCAGTTGCAGTGTTAAACTTTGTAACAGATAAAACAGCTACAGACGGAACATTCACAATTCAATTTCCAGCTTTCACATCTACAGCGGCCATTATCAGAATCTCTTAATAGGAGTTTAAGTCATGTCTGACATTGTTGACGGTTGGGGTAGGGGCACCTGGGGACAGGGTGCATGGAATGAAAATATTCCAATTGAAGTCACAGGTCAAAATTTAACAACAGCTTTAAATTCAGTTACTGTAGCAACTACAGCAAACATTATTGTTTCAGTAACAGGTGAAAATTTAACAACAGTTTTAAATAATGTTGGAATTTCTGCGGATGGAAATGTTTCTGTTCCAGTATTTGAAAGTCCATTAATTACAAGTTTAAATAATGTAACTATATTAGCAAATGCTAATGTTTCATTAACAGGTCAAAATTTAAATACAGCTTTAAATTCAGTTACAGTTTTAGGAACTGCAAATGTTTCATTAACTGGTCAAAATTTAACAACAGCATTAGGTGATGAAACTGTTAAAACAGATGTTAATGTTTTATTAACAGGACAAAATTTAACAACAGCTTTAAATTCAGTTACAGCTTTAGGAACAGCAACTGTATCTTTAACAGGTCAAAATTTAACAACAGCTTTAAATTCAGTAAGTGTAGTAATTGGTATTCAAGTACCCGTTACCGGTCAAAATTTAACAACTGCATTAGGCGATGAAACTGTTACAGGAACAGCTAATGTTTCTTTAGTAGGGGAACAATTAACAGGTGCCTTAGGACAAGTTGATCCAAGTCCTGATGTTGCATTGGTTGGTCAACAAGCTACTTTAACTTTAAATTCAGTATCTATTGAGGTTAAAGCTGAGGTTAATGTAACAGGCCAAAACTTAACAACTACACTAGGAAATGAAACAGTATCTATTGATGTTACTGTAGAACCAACAGGTCAACAATTAACAACAAGTCTAGGTACCGTTAAATTTAGTATCTGGACAGAAGTCAATACCGGTGATACAGTCAATTACACTAGTATAAATACAGGAACCTCTGTGAACTGGACAGAGATTGACACTGCTGCATAAATAATTTAAAAACAATAAGGACGTAAATATGGCATCAAGTTTTTCTACAGATCTTAAACTAGAGCTCATGGTTACAGGCGAAAACGCCGGTACCTGGGGAACTAAAACTAATACAAACTTAAATTTATTACAACAAGCAATCGCTGGATATCAAGAAGTTAGTATTGCAGGTGGAGCTCAAACTACAGCTCTTGCAATGTCCGATGCAACCATTTCAAATGCAAGAAATGCAGTTATTAAATTTACAGGTGCAATTACAGGAAACCAAGTAGTCACTATTCCTGATGGAATTGAGAAAACATATACTCTATCTAATGGAACAACAGGTGCTTTTACAGTTCAAGTTAAAACGGTATCAGGCACAGGAACCACTTTTTCAACTACAGATAAAGGGATTAAACTTGTATATTCCAATGGAACAAATATAGTAGAAATTAACAGCTCTTTGTCAGATGTAGCAACTAATGGTTTTGCTATTGCTATGGCGATAGCTCTTTGATATAAGGAAATACTATGGCACAAAATTTTAGAAGATATACTAACAATAACGTAGGAACAGCATCTGTAACATCATTCACAGCAAATAGTTTTGATACCGTTGTTGGAATTTCAGTTTCAAATATATTAAGTGTAACAGTAAACGTTGACGTTTTCATCAACGATGGATCTAATGATATTTATTTAGTTAAATCTGCACCAATCGTTCCAGGATCAGCATTACAAGTTTTAGATGGTGGTGCAAAATTCGTTATGCAAAGTGGTGACGCTTTAAAAATACAATCAGATACAGCAGCATCGTTAGATGTTTGGACATCAGTCGTAGATGATATAAGTTCATAGGAGAATCTATATGCCATATATTGGAAATACTCCCGCATTAGATTACATAAGTTACGCAGTACAAAATTTCACAGTCACTGCAGGCACAACAAGTTACGCATTAGATTATTCTGTTGCAAATGAGAATGATATTCGTTTAGTCATCAACAACGTTATTCAAAGACCAGGTGTATCGTTTGCATATTCTGCAACCGGTACAACTTTAACATTAACATCAGCAACTCAATCTGGCGATACCATGTATGCAGTATTTATTGGAAGAGCTGTGCAAACAGTACTACCACCTGCAAACATTAATATTCAACTTGCGGATGGATCTGTGGGATCTCCTTCTTTAAATTTTGCAAATGATACTAACACTGGAATATTTAGAGCAACAACAGATGAGATAGCTTTAGTTGAAGGTGGTGTTGAAGGCATGAGATTAAATGCATCAGGCAACGTTCAGTTTGCAAAAAACATTGGTCTAGGTGGTGCAACTCCAACGACTTCAGGAACAGGAATAACTTTCCCAGCAACATTATCAGCATCAACAAATGCAAATACATTAGATGATTATGAAGAAGGAACTTTTACTCCTATTTTGACAGCAACTTCTCCAGGTGCTAGTGGACAAGTTTATGCTAGTAGAACTGCATTATATACAAAAATTGGTAGATATGTTTTTTGTACTGTTGATATAAGACTTTCAACTAAAGGAACTTTTAGTGGTTCAAATATATTACTAGGTGATTTACCTTTTACAATTAACGCAAATAGTAATACAGGTGGTGGTTCTTGTGGATATTGGGTTAATTTAGCTACAAATTGGAATAGTGTTTTTCTTTTTCCAATAGCTAATACTGCTACAATGTATATAACAGGTGCAAAATCAGCAGTAGCAAGTTCTGATTTTTTTGCTTCAGCAGATATTGCTGCAACAACCGAATTTAGATTTGTTTTTTCATATATAGTATAACAAAAAAATAAAAACTTATGGCACTAACAGAAAAAATTGAAATAGATAGAATAGAAGTGGTGAACGATTGGAACATTCAAGTTCGCCAAGCTACAACCATTGAAAGAGATGGTGTGTTTGTTTCAATAACATTTCATAGATGGGTTTTAAATCCAGATAGTGATATAACGAACCAAGAGCAAAAGGTTAAAGATATTTGTAATGCAGCATGGACACCAGAGGTGAGAAGTGCTTATGAAGCATTTAAAATAGAACAAGCTAACAGATTTAAAGGAATATAATATGCCAATAAGCCAGGTCCCTTTCGCCGGAATCTCGAATCCTGTTGGATTTAGGAATGCACTCATTAATGGTGACTTTTCTATCGC